ATGATAGTCATAGCCATAGTAATTACATTGCTAAAAACTCTTCATGGACATGGACATCAGGTCAGCTATCTTTTAGATCAGCGGATGCTATTGAAAGTAGTTCTTCCGATCAAGCTACGTTAGAAGTTTATCAAGATACAGCAGGTGCTGATGCATTTATGCAGTTCCATGTTGCAGGGGACTATGCCACTTACTTTGGATTAGACGGATCTACTAATGACTTTGCCGTAGGTGGCTGGTCAATGGGAAATGTCAAACACAAAGTATGGCACGCTGGCAACGATGGATCAGGCTCAGGTCTAGATGCTGATTTGTTAGATGGTGTCCAAGGCTCTTCATATCTTCGTAGTGATACGTCAGATACCTTTACATCATTAAGCGGCACATCAATATCTCTAGGTAGCGGAGTTAATCTTAGAGAGTCTACTGATCGTGCGGATTTGCTTACGGTAGAATCCCAGACATCTGGTTGGGCTGGTATACAGATCGATAATACTGCTACAGAAACTCTATGGTCACTTATGGCTGATGGCACCACGTTTGGTATCTATGATGATACTAGTAATGCGTGGATGCTTCAGTGTATAGATGGTTCAGAGACACGTTTGTATTATGCTGGCTCTGAAAAGTTAAACACTACTAGTTCAGGCATAGAAGTAACTGGTAACATTACGGGTGTTGTTGATTTATACGTAGATGATCAAATTTTCTCTACAGGTGATACAAACACCTACATGCAATTCCATGCTGCAGATCAGTGGCGTGTTGTTACTGGTGGTTCTGAACGCCTTGAAGTTAATAACAGTTACGTAACAGTTAACAATGCTCAGCTTGATGTAAACAGCAATGCATTGGTGAGTGGTGTTGTAGGACAGAGTACCACCAGTAACTTGAAAGTACCTGTAGGTACAACTGCACAACGTGGTACTGCTACCGCAGGTAGTATTCGCTACAACAGTGACTTGTCTACATACGAAGGTTATAATGGTAGTGCTTGGGGTAGTATTGGTGGTGGTGCTACTGGTGGTTCTTCGGATAATGTATTCTGGGAAAACGACACTATTATCACAGCTAGCTACGCAATTACATCAGGTAAGAATGCGGGTACGTTTGGCCCAGTAACTATTGCTGACGGTGTAGTGGTTCAGATACCGGATGGAAGTACGTGGACGATAGTATGATGTACTATGTATATGAACATTCTACTCCAGACGGTGAAATCTTTTACGTAGGCAAGGGCGTTAATGGTAGAGCTTATACTCACTCTAAACGCTCTATAGCTTGGAAAGAAAAAGTAGAAGAGGCTGACGGAATTAAAGAGTTCGTCCTCTCTGAAGCTGATGGTTCTACTTGGACAATAGTATAAAGGTAAGCATATATGGGACAAATAACATTAAACAAACCGTCTGGTGGTCAGCTAACGCTTAGCCCTGAAGATGGTACAAGTACAGAGACAGTTACAATTCCTAGCGTAGGTGTCGGGAAGGTTTTGCAGACTGCAATTTCGCAATTACCCGTTACTAGTACACCAAGTACCACTTCTTCCTTATGGGTGCAGTCGGGCTTTAACTGCTCTATAATACCTAAAGCAATAGGCTCTACTCTATTAATATTTATGAGTTACACAGCGGGTACTAGTACTGGTTCTCCTTACATTGGCATCGGAATAAATGGTCTTACACCAGATCAAATAGGTCCAACCAATGTATTTCATCAAGTTCAAACAGACTATGCTTGGGCTTCTTTTTCAGCACATGGTACATTGATTAAAGAGTACGTTACTACAAGCTTAGATCCAGTAGTGGCTAATCTTTATTTTGCTAATGATGTAGGGGGTACTGTCTATTTAAACCGTAGTGGTACTGGAGGTCCAGGTAGAGGTGTTTGCACTATTACAATTATGGAGGTAGCGGCATAATGGCTAGTGTAATTAAAGTTGACCAGATTCAACTAAGCGATGGCTCTAAGCCAACTGCGGGTGACTTGGGGTTGGATACGAGTGGGAGTGTTATTCAAGTAGCTCAAGGGCAGTACGGTGTTAATGAAAACTTTTCTATTGCACAAGGGCTAAGTGGTCCTTGGTGTGGCCTTACAGGGTCAATTACTACAAAGCAAGCCAACTCTAAAATCAAAGTTGAGATAAACCTTCAGGGACTAGTGTTCGAATCTGACAATAGCTATGGACGTTTTCAGGTATACATGAACACAGGAAGTGGGCTAGTCCTAGTTAAGTACATGGGGTATCCAGTACATTGGTCTTCTACAGATAATGCTTCTGGAACTGTTATGACAGATAACTTTATATCCTCACCAAATGTACCTGCTGGAACTACCGTAACATTCTCAATGTACTTTGTGTCAATGTCCTCGACTAATGTATTTTCACTTCAAAGAGATAGTGCCGCTTTGTCCACTATCTTAATGTCAGAAATCTCAGCTTAATTAAGGAACAAAACATGAACAAAATCTCAATTGCACAAGCCTTAACTGAGCTTGGCATTACAGAATGGGTACTGCGTGGCGAACCAACTAATGAAGTTGAGTTTGCTACAATGTTCTCTAAAGTAACAGGAGCAGATGCTAATGGCGCTGCTATTGAATCTAAAGACCACGGCATTGCATGGGCAGATGTAGTTGCTAAACAGGCTGAACTAGAAGCCGCACAGCCTCTTAAAGAACTCCGTGCAGAACGTGATCGTAAGATTGCAGAGACAGACTGGTGGGCTTCTTCTGACCTCACTATGACTTCTGAGCAATCTGCTTACCGTCAGGCTCTACGTGACATAACACTGACATACAGCTCTCTTGAAGATGTTGTATGGCCTGTGAAGCCATAGGGGGTCGCAAGCTATGGCTACTACAATTACAGGCGAAGACATAACTACAGGTAGTGGGTTTGACTCTAGGTATCAAGGCTCTTCCCGTCCAATGTTTGCAGTTGAGAAAACAATCTTTACTTCAGGAAATGTAGGAAACTACGATGTAGTTAAAGTAAACAATGGTAACCATTTTGACGCTACTAGCGGTAGGTTTACTGCACCTGTAGCTGGTATTTATACATTTAATGTTCGTGGAGGTTTATCTGGTCCGGGAACTACAAATAGCCACTCTACTACTCAAGTTAGGGTACTGGCTACTACTCCTGCAGACGCAGCAGCAGATAACTTCATGAATAACGTAATAGTAGTTTGTTAAGGAGGAAGTATGTCTACATTAAATGTTCAAAACATTACAGATGGTACTAATACTACCTCTGCTGCTAAGGTTGTTAATGGTAGTGCAAGTGCGTGGGCAGCTATTAAACCTAATAATGGCGTAGTAAAAAGTTATGGTGTAAGTTCTTATACAGATGATGGTGTAGGGCTCCCACAATTTAATTTTACGTCTGCATTCCCAGACAATAACTACTGTGCAGTTGCTTCTTGTACAAACGCTCCGACAATTACAAACGATATGTCGGCTGTTGTAGATAGCAATAATACAAGTAATTGTCGTGTAGTAACAACTAACGGTTCTACTTTCAGGGATACTGAGTGGGTATACCTAGCTGTATTTAACACTTAATTAAGGAAACTAAAAAATGTCTCAGAAAATTATTTACCAGACACCAGAAGGTGGTGTAGCAGTAATTCATCCAACAGCAGAAGCGTTGGCTAAATACACAATTAATCAGATTGCTAAAAAAGATGTACCAGCAGGTCTTGCTTACAAGATCGTAGATGTCGCTGATATCCCTAGTGATCGTACATTCCGTAATGCATGGGAAGTAGACCCTACTACTCTGAATGATGGTGTAGGCTCTGTATCTAACACCTTTGAATAAGGAGAAGTATTATGCCTTCTTATATTAGAGGAAGTGATAACTTTGATACCGCAGCAGTAGGTATTTGAGTTAATTCAAGGTGATTGGGTTGAGATAGTTGATTCAGTTGTAGAAAAAGAAGTTGAAACTCTGCGTCAAGAACACTTTGACTCTTTATCTTACAAGGAAAAAAGAATTTACTCATACCCATCAATGGGCGATCAGCTAGACGCTCTATTCCACGCAGGATTATTCCCTGCTGATATGGCTGCACAGATTCAAGCTATTAAAGATAAATACCCAAAGGTGTAACACATGATTAAAGTAAACATGGACAAAGCTAAAGAAATTTCTCATGAAGTACGTAGAGCTAAACGTACAGAAGAGTTTGCCCCTTTAGACATTAAAGCAACTATACCATCCGAAGCTGCACAAGCAGAAGCTGAACGTCAGGTTATTCGTGATAAGTATAATGTAATTCAAAATGCTATTGACACTGCAAATGATGAAAATCAACTTAAATCCGTATTAGTAGATAATCAACTTATCTGAGTAATTTATTATGTCGGAAGATCTGGACAGACGAATCTCCCGCATTGAGCGGGAGCAAGAGAGAATGGAAGAGGTGTTGCGGGAGTTGGTGCTGTCCACAACCCGCATCGGTGACTTACTTGAACAGCAGCGTGCAATGTCTCCTAAAATAGATGCACTTACTAATCAAGTGCATGACTTGCAAATCTCTGTATCTAATGCACAGCTAGTACAGCGTGGTGTTGTATGGCTTGGTGGGATTATAAGTAGTAGTGCAGTGGTTATGGCTATGACCTTCTTGTTTAGGAGTAGTGGTTCATGATGGTTGTAACTATAGGTAACTGGGCTGTATTCATTATTTACATAGCTGTACTGTTTAAAGCAATACAGATATTTTTAAATGTACGTAGAGCTAACTTGTACGGGATTGTACAACCTGTTGTATACGCTTTTGGTTTCACTCTAGCAATGCAATCATCCACATTCATGTTGCTACAGCTTGAGTGGATATTGGCAGCAAACAATGATTCTGTATCTGATGTAGCAAGTTGGGGATGGATGTTCTATGACTACTTCAATGGCTTTGCCTTATTGTGCTTTGCTATTGCATTAGACATATACATCAACTGGCGGGTGGCTAGTAGCAAGCACAATAGACGAAGAGAAGATAGGGTGTAGGTATGTGGGCATTGATAGGTGTTATGTTAGCGGCAAAGGGTGTTGCAGTACAACCAATCTCATTGCATGAGACAATGGAAGAGTGCTTTGCAGCACGAGAGATGGTAATGACACAGATGCCCAAACCTAAAGTTAACTACGAAACTGTCTGTGTACGCACAGATGTGTTTGAAGGAGTGTGAGTATGTGGAGTGTATTAGCTAAGATCTTTGGATCAGGTGATGTGATTAAGTCTGGTATTCAGCTCATTGATGACATGCACACAAGCACAGAAGAAGAGATACAGGCTAAGACTAAAGCTAAGACAGATATGCTTAGCGCATACGCTCCATTTAAGCTTGCTCAGCGTGTTATTGCCTTTGCCTTTACCTTCGTATACCTAGCTTGCTTTAGCCTCGTGTTGGGCTTTACATTAGCTGAGAGGGCTACTGATGCTGCTATGGTTAAACAAGTGTTGGAAGACTTTCAGATAGGATATGCAATGCTCATCATCCTTGCCTTCTACTTTTCGGGAGGGGCGTTTGAGGGGATACTTAACGCTAAGAACAAGAAATGAATATGCATCTAATCTATTGAAGGTGTTATGAATTCTAAAGGAAAGAAGTAATGTACGAAGAACTGATGGCCCAACTACTTCAACATGAAGGACTAAGACTCAAGCCGTACAAATGTACTGCAGGTAAGCTAACTATTGGTATAGGTAGAAACCTAGATGATGTTGGTATTACAGAAGATGAAGCATTCTCTATGCTACGTAATGACGTTATGCGTGTAGTTAGAGAAGCGAGTGTAGCATTCCCTGTAATAGAATCTCTTGACTCTGTACGTGCAGACGTAATCTATAACATGGCATTCAATCTTGGCATTAGCAGACTGCGTGGCTTTAAGAAGATGTGGAAAGCTATAGAAGCACAGGATTGGAAAGAGGCATCTGTGCAAATGCTGGATAGTAAGTGGGCTAGACAAGTAGGTAAGAGATCTACTGAGTTAGCAGAACAAATGGTTACGGGTGAATACGTATATCAGTAGTATATACATTTACCCTGCCGCACTGACATATTGATTGTATCATAAAAACATATAGTGTACAATAGTTATTTTATAGGATTATACAATGGCAACAGCAAGTACAGCTAAAACATTAGCGGAACAAACGCTACAGGGAACCACTACAGGAGCGTCTGAAGATATAACATCTACTGCTGTAGCCACCCCCTATTCAGAAAATCAAATAGTTACTGAGGGTACGGGTCAGATTATAGGTGACTTACAGCTAGATCCTACTAAAGCAACTACTACTACAGCTACTGCGGCTACTAAACCTGTTACTTCTGTTGCTGGTGTAGACACAACGCAGTCTGAGATGCAGAAAGCTATGGATTCTACTGTAGCGGCACAAGGTGAAGTTAGTGATGCTGCCCAAGTTCAAGCTGCTACTGTAGATCCTCGTGATACTGCAATAGCAGATATGCAAGCAGCCGAGTTAGCTACCGCACAACAGGTGCAAGCACCAACACCTATGCAAGTAGGCGAGGGTGAGTTGATTACATCTACTGGTGTAGATCAGGCTAAAGTAGAAGACATTGCACAGCAAACTGCTGCTTCTGCTGCACAGGGTATGGTTAGTGAGGCAGGTACAGTACAGGGTCAAATGGCTCAGCTTATGGCTGACTTTGATGCTACACAACCTCCTGCATGGGCGGCTGGCGCTATGCGCTCTGCATCTGCAATGCTAGCAGCACGTGGCTTGTCTGCATCTTCTATCGCTGGTCAGGCTATTGTACAAGCGGCTATGGAAGCAGCTACACCAATTGCACAAGCGGATGCTCAGACAATTGCTAGCTTTGAAGCACAGAACTTATCTAATCGCCAACAGGCAGCTATGCT